ACATAACAGAAAGTCAATATGTTTTTATATAATATTTTATATTTATTTATATAATAAAATAAGCACATATATTTCAATGTGCTATAGTAATTCGTTTTCTATTCTTTTAACCCCTTGTTTATAATATGTCTTGTCCAACTCAATACAAATATATTTTCTTCCTGTTTTTATACACGCTATTGCATTTACAAAACTTCCTGCAAAACAATCAAGAACAATGTCACCTTTCTTTGTCCATGTTTGAATTATATATCTGTACAAATCTACTGGCTTTTCTGTTGGGTGTTTCATTAAGCTAGGATTTACCTTTTTTACAGATATTACACTCCCATTCCTTTTACTACATATTGTGGGGTTTCCTTTCGCACAAACAATACAAAGTTCATAATCTGTTGCTAATGTATGTTTTAAATCTCCAATTCCACCACCCGGCTTATGCCAAACAATAACATTTAACACTTTAAATATATTATTTAAATATTCATAGTCTTTAGAAAAATTTTTCCAAGAACAAAATACACAGCAAGTTGAATTATCTTTCATAACCCTTTTAAATTCATCATATACAAGAAATCTAAAGTCATTATCGTCATTTAGTATTCTTCTCATTTTATTTTTTCTTCCGTTGCTTTGATAATTAATACCGTATGGTGGATCAGTCAATATCATATCGACATAATTTTCTGGAATTGTTTTTATGTATTCTAAACAATCACCATTTATTGATATCCCGTACTGTGTTTTTATTTTATTTTGCATATATATCCCTCTTCTGCCAATTTCTTATATAACTTTTCTGCCGCTTTTTTATTTTCGAATTCTACAATAACTTTTGTATATCCTTTTGTTTCGAATTCTACCTTCTGCGCTTCAACATCCTGTTCCACTTCGTCTGGCAATAAATCATCAAACCCAAACAAATCCATGTCTATATCTTCTGTTAGGTTTTCCAGTTCTTCATCCAATAAATTATAATCCCATTCACTTTCATTCAGTCTGTTATCTACTAGCCTATATGCTTTTATCTGTTCTTCTGTTAAATCTTCTAAACATACAGTAGGTACACTTTTTAGTCCTGCTTTCTTTGCTCCTAATATTCTACCATGCCCAGCTACAACACAATTGTTTTTATCAATGATTACTGGCTGTGTAAATCCAAACTCTTTAATACTGTTTGCTATTCGTTCAACCTGTTCTTTTGGATGCTTCTTTGCATTCTTCTTATATGGTTTTAATTCTTTGATGTTTTTATAAATAACATTCATTTCTTGCATTTGTTTTATGCCCCTTTCTATGTTCTTTGTTCTGTCTTTGTTCTAAATGGTATGTTCTGTTCTATTGTTCTTTGTATACTTGTTATATACTATTCTTGTATGAACTCATAGAACTATTCTAACAATCTTTGTTCTGTCCTGTCAAGTTTATATAGTTTCCTTTCTCTGACTTCCCTTTCGTTTCCTAATAGGTACTTGATTCATTCTATTAAGTTGTTCATCTGCGGTATAAAGTTTTCTCCGTCCAGTAAATACAACAGAACATATAATTCGCTCCAATCCCCTTTATTTTTACTTCCTATAATCATTTAATGAACCTCCTTTTCTAATACTATTCTAATTTGTTTTGCAATCGCCTCAATAACATTCACGGTAACACTATTTCCGAATTGCTTATATAAATGAGTGTCAGACAATTCTAATTTATATGTATCCGGAAATCCTTGTAACCTTGCCCACTCACGTGGGGTCATTTTTCTCACATCTTCTTTGTTAATTTCGCCTTTTATGTGTGTTACCGGTATCATACTATGTTCTCGATGGTCTACAATCAAATTTCTTTCTCTACCCATTCCACCACATACAATCGCACCAGCCACTCCGTCCAAAGACCTTATTTCATATCCAAATCCGTTTCCTTTTGACTCATGACGAGCCTTATGCTTTCTAAGTGTTTCCATATATACATCACTCAAATAATATTTAGGTGAAATCGGAGCATCATCAAGAATATCTCTAATGCATGTTTCATTATCTGTTGTCTCTGGAAAGCAAAAAGATGATGAATCAATATCATTTCTAAAACATACAATATATATTCTCTCTCTATTCTGCGGAACTCCAAAGTTTTTACTATTAAGAATTTTACTATAAACAGTATATCCTATTTGTTCAAATGCCTTTTCAATAACTTTGAAAGTTCTTCCCCGATCATGAATAGTTAATCCCTTTACATTTTCACAAAAAATAACTTTAGGTTGATGATACTCACAAATTCTTACTACATCTTGGAAAAGTGTTCCTCTGCACAATCCTTTATAATCATCTTCAAAACCTTTTCTCTTCCCTGCAAGAGAAAAAGCCTGACAAGGAAAGCCTGCTAGGCAAATATCAAATTGAGGGATAGTATTTTCTTGGATTTCCGTAATATCCCCCGCTATATCAAATGTATCATTGAAATTCAAAGAATATGTTTTTTGTGCATATTTATCCCATTCACTAACAAAAACTGTTTCAATATTTTCTTTAAATGCTTTATCAAAGCCTAAACGAATACCGCCAATCCCGGCAAATAAATCAATAGATTTTAATTTAATCACTTTCTCTTACCGCCTTTTCAATAATATCAGCACATTTTGCAGTATCTTTTTTTATGTCCTTCTGTAATTTACTTTTCATGTTCTCCCACCTTTTCTGCAAACATGGAAAACTGTTCGTCCTGCACTAACTTGATTCCTGCATATTCTTCTGTCAGTGCTACCATTTCGGACATCTTCACCACACCACTTGTAAATGCTTCATATAGGCTCATACAATCATCTACAAACTTTGGTATGCGCTTCTTTGCTGACTTCTGCCAATAATCAGACACCAACACATTTGTTGGAATTACCAACATCATTGTTAGTATTTGTTCTGCTAAAACATTTGTCTTATCAAGAATCACCTGTTTTGCCTTTTGCTGTTCTTCCCTTCTGATTCTTTGTTCTAACTGTTCCAACTCCCTTGCTGTAAGTGTGTAGGTTTTGTTATCCTTTTTCTGTTCTCTCTGTTTCCTTCTTAATTCTGCTCTGCTCATATTCAACCTCTATTCTGTATATAAAATATACTGTTGCTGTTCTCCATTTTTCCCATTGTTCAGAATCTTAATTTGTCCATAGACTTCTGTTGTGACTTCTTCTCCTGTGTTTGGGTTTTGTGTAATGATTGTAACTGTACCCATATTGTTTGGTTCTGGTATCACAATTTCCAATGGTTCTGGTTTATATTCTTCTACAACTGCTGTTTCTTGTTCCTGTTTCCCTTTTGTTGTAATAT